TCCCAGAGCCAAGCTGCCGGACCTGCGCCCATGTCACGCCAGAGCGCGACGGCACATGGTCCTGCGGAAAGGGATGGGATGCTGACGGGCTATGCGACGAACACCTCTACATACCCCAGATCATGCCACGGGGCTGGGAGGTGCGTGATGCATCGCCGGACCGCGTAGAATACCACGACGAAGAAGGCGAAATTGTCGTCAACCACAACAACAGCCGCGAATTGTTTGAAGGGAGAATGAAGTGAGTTTGCAAGAATATAGGGACTTTATCGCAGGGCGTGGGCGCAGTTTGCAATCGCATGGCATTGATGTAAAACCAATCAACGGCATGGCAAAGAAACATCAGGAAGTAGCCATTGATTTTGCTTTAAGCCGTGGCAAGTCGGCAATGTTTTTGGATACTGGACTTGGAAAGTCATTTTCAGAATTGGAATGGGCGCGCCAAGTTAATGAAGAAACAAAAAAGCCGGTATTGATTTTGACGCCGCTTGCGGTCGCTGGGCAGATGATACGCGAGGGACGCAAGTTTGGCATTGACGCGCGCCAGATCCGCGAACAGTCAGAAGTTGGCAATGGTATCATGGTTGCAAACTATGAGCGGCTGCCAAAGCTAGATGCATCTCGATTTGGCGGCGTTGTCTTGGATGAAAGCAGCATTTTGAAGTCGTTTGCTGGACGGACACGCAACATGCTTATGGATGCATTCATTGAGTGCAATTTCAAGCTGGCGGCAACTGCAACGCCAAGTCCAAACGATCACATGGAATTGGGCAATCACGCTGAGTTTTTGGGCGTCATGCGGCAACAAGAGATGCTTTCGCAGTGGTTTATCAATGACACATCAACAGCATCGCAAGAATGGAGATTGAAGGGTCACGCGGTCGAGGATTTTTGGCAATGGGTGGCATCATGGTCGCGTTGCGCATCATTGCCAAGCGACTTGGGCGGCGATGATACAGGGTATATCCTGCCAGAGATTGAACGTCATATTCACACGGTCGCGGCAGACCGCATGGCAGATGTGGATCAAGGGATGCTGTTTCGCATTCCAGAAATGAGCGCGACTAGCTTTCACGCAGAAAAGCGTTTGACGATTAAAGATCGGTGCGAAAAAGCTGCGCAACTGGCAAACCACGGAAAGCCCGTGACTGTATGGTGCGAAACTAATGACGAAAGCACAATGCTTACCAGCATGATTGATGGTGCGCGGGAAGTGCGAGGCGATATGAAGCCTGAAGAAAAAGAGGCGCTATTGCTGGGATTTGCGGATGGTGACTATCGCGCGATCGTGACCAAGCCAAAGTTAGCCGGTTTTGGCGTCAATTGGCAGCACTGCGCCCATGCTGTCTTTGCATCAATCAGCTTTAGCTATGAACAGCACTATCAGGCGATCCGCCGGTCGCATCGTTTTGGTCAGACAGAACGTGTGCGAAATGACATTGTGATATCAGACACCGAAGATGTGATTTGGCAGGCAATCAATGTTAAAAGCAAAAAGCATGATGAAATGAAGCGCCGAATGTCAGATGCTATGACCAAGGCTCAATCTTCTGGAAACGTAAGAACTGCATATGATAGGCCACTTGATTTGGCTTTCCCTGAATGGATCAAAGGAGAATAAAAGATGAAACAACCAGAATACAGCGGAGCGGCCTGGGCCATTCACAACAGCGATTGCATTGAGGGCATGCACGCCATGCCAGAAAATAGCGTCGATTGCGCAATATTTTCGCCGCCATTCGGGGATTTGTTTGTTTACTCTGACAGTGAACGCGATCTTGGAAACGCTGGAACAGGGCAAGCATTCATAAATCAGTATTCGTTTTTTGCGGAAGCCCTGACGCGCGTGATGCGCAAAGGCCGCATGGTTTGCGTGCATTGCACTGACCTGCCGATGCGCAAGGGGAAGGACGGGGCGATCGGGCTTAAAGACTTCTCTGGCGATCTAATCCGCGCCCATACTGACGCGGGGCTGGTGTATCATGGCCGCGCAACGATCTGGAAGGATCCCGTAGTCGAGATGCAGCGCACAAAGGCGCACGGCCTTCTATACAAGAACATCAGGGGCGATAGCACTCACAACCGCGTCGGGATGCCTGATTATATGCTGTTCTTTCGGAAGCCGCACGACAAAAGCGATGATTTCTATATGCCGGTGCAGCACGCCGCGCCCGACGACATTGATACGGCTGTCAAGATTGCGACAGAATGGCTCAAAGAGTTGCGTCACAATGGTCTTTGCGCAGATGTGCCGGACGAAAAGGCGCTTGCAGTGTTGATGCAGGACGCGCAGTTTGACGTTTACGAATGGCAGAAATTGGCAAGCCCTGTCTGGATGGATATCAACCAAGGCAACGTCTTGCGACGGGTTAAGGCTGTGAACGATGAAAAGCACGTCTGCCCTTTGCAGCTTGATACGATTGCCAAGTGCTTGCGGCTTTATACTAAGCCGGGCGATGTAGTCATGGACCCATTTAACGGCATCGGATCGACCGGCTATGAGGCTGTTAAAATGACGCGGCGATATATCGGGTTTGAGTTGAAGCCAGAATACGCGGCACAGGCCAACGCAAACTTGAAGGAAGCATCAAGAATAAATGATGATCTTTTTGCAGAATAGAATTGCAGGCACATAGCGGCTTTGGCCTTTCGGGGCGTACTCCTTAGTTTGCTTGTGCATGTAGTACCCCGCCGTCGAAACCGAGAAACGTAAGCGGCGGGGATCAAAGTAATGTGGGATAATAAAATGAATATCAAGCAAGTATGGCGCAGCGGATTGGTTCGGCGCTGGCATAGTAACCCTGACATGGCATCAACAGGACAAACGAACGCGCATCATCAATGGGGGTGCGCGGTTTTGGCTATGCATCTTTTTGCGGATGATCTTGATTTGTTGCGGGCGGCAATCTTGCACGATGTTGCAGAGGTTAATTTGGGAGATGTAAGCGGACTTGCAAAGCGGCACGATGCCGATTTGAAATTCGCAATAGATGCGGCAGAAGCCAAAAATGGAAAGCGACTTGGCGTTGATTATATCGCGTCGGATCGTTTGAAGCTGATTGATATGCTGGACGCATATTTGTGGGTTAAGCACCACAAACCCGAAATATTAACTGGCGATGGTTGGCCGGATCAGATTGACGCTATGCGAATGCTGGCGTTCTTTAATGATGTAGATATCGAGGATTTGCTATGACCTTCCAACTCCGAGACTACCAACGCGCCGCCGTTGACGGGCTGTATCAATATTGGGCCGATCAGCGGGGCAATAACCCGTTGATTGTCGCGCCGACCGGGGCAGGCAAGACGGCTATTATTGCGCAGATTGTGCAGGACGCCATGTCATTCCCAGACACGCGGGTTCTGGTGCTGACGCATGTAAAAGAATTGCTGACGCAAGGGGCCGAGGGGCTGCTGCGGATGTATCCCGACGCCGACATTGGGTTTTATAGCGCCAGCATCGGGCAGAAGCGGCTGGACAAGCCCATCACGTTTGCGGGCATCCAGAGCGTCTATCAGCGGGCTTACAACATGGTTCCGCCGCCTGATTTGGTGCTGATCGACGAAGCGCACATGGTGCCAAAGAACAGCGAGACCAGATACGGAAAGTTTTTGGCCGATCTGCTGGTTTGTAATCCGCGGGTAAAGGTGGTGGGGCTGACGGCCACGCCATATCGTTTGGATAGCGGCACGCTGCATCAGGGCGACGGTGCGCTGTTCGACGGCATTGCCTATGACATTCCAATCGGAATGCTGATGGACCAAGGTTATTTGTCGCCCGTCATATCGAAGGGCGGGTTGAGGCAGATTGATTTGTCCAACGTCAAAAAGAGGGGCGGGGAGTTTGTTGAGCGCGACTTGGCAATGGCCGCGTCGGATCCGGAACTGGTGGCGGCAACCGTCAAGGAAATCGTGACAGTTGGGGCAGATCGCAAAAGCTGGCTGCTGTTTGCGTCTGGTATTGAACACGCGCAGATGTTGGCGGATGGCGTGCGCGAGTACGGCCACACTTGCGAAGTGGTAACGGGGGAAGACCCGCCGAGGGAACGTGCGTCAAAGATTGAGCGGTTCAAGCGAGGCGACGTGCGCTGCCTTGTGAACTGCAATGTTTTGACGACGGGCTTTGACGCGCCGAATGTTGACATGGTGGCGCTGGTGCGGGCCACGCTGTCGGCAGGCCTCTATGTGCAGATGGTGGGACGCGGGACGCGGCTGTCCGACGAAAAGGACGATTGCCTGATTTTGGACTATGGGCAGAACGTCCAGCGGCACGGGTTTATTGACCAAGTAAAAGCCAAGCGGCAGGGGGCAGGGGGCGACGGTGAAGCACCGGCAAAGCAATGCCCAGATTGCCAGGAGATGATGCCAACGGCCACGCGTTTTTGCCCAGCGTGCGGGCATGAGTTTCCGCCGCCTGCGCTGAACCACGCGCAGAAGTCTTATGACGGGGCCATGCTATCGACGCAGGTTGTGGCCGAGTGGATGGACGTTGATGACGTGACTTATGAGCGGTGGAAAGGCAAAGAGGGCAAGCCGGACACGCTCAAGGTGACGTATCACAACGGCATGATGACGCGGGTAAATGAATGGCTATGCCCTGACCACGGCGGCTATGCGGCAAGCAAGTATCTGTCACGGCTGCCTGTGCTGGGCGGCACGGCCAAGACGCTGGCAGAGGCGCTGGATGAGTGCGAGACTTGGGTAAAGCCCAGCCGCATCAAGACGCAGCCGGACGGCAAGTTTCAAAAGATTGTCCAGCTTGATTACAAACCCAAGGAGATAGATTATGCCGCGCAAGCATCCAAAGAAACGCTCAACAGAAACCTTGAAGAAATGTTTGACGACATCCCCTTCTGAGCATGAGGAGCAGGTTGGGCTGGTAAATTGGTTTCGGGAGCGGTTTCCTGACGTGCTTATTTTTGCCATTCCCAATGGCGGGCATCGGGCCATCCGCACGGCGCAGATGTTGAAGATGGAAGGCGTTGTGGCGGGTATTCCTGACTTGTTTGTGCCTGCCTGGACGCTTTGGATTGAAATGAAGCGGGCCAAGGGCGGCAGGCTTTCGCCAGAGCAAAAGGCGATGATTGCCTACCTTGAAGCGGTGGGACACGATGTGATTGTGGGCAAAGGGGCTGCGGATGCGTCGTCAAGTATTTTATATTTTGTGAAAGAAAGGAGTTGAAGGTGGGGGTTTTGGGTGTATAAGGGTGGCACGAACAACAAAACACGAAGGAAAACCAAGATTATGACATACCTCACAGAGTACCAAATTCTCGAAATGGCAGACGCGGCCCTTACAACTTACGAAGTGACCGGCGAAAAATCTCGCATGGGTAAAGTCGCAGCGGAATACGCCGCAGACGAGTTTGGCGCAAAGGCTACGCCCAGTCAAATCGGTTACGCTGTAAGGCTGGCGATGACTGGTTGGGAGGGTATCAAAGCAGCTACTAAAAAAGCAGTAGAAGCGCAGTTTGACTAACCCAAACGGGGGCCAAGCGCCCCCAACAAAACACGAAGGAAACACAATGAAATACTTTCTGATTGACCTCATCACATTCATCGCGTTCGCCGCGATAATTTACTGGTTCCTCGTTATCGGGTGGAGCCTGTCATGATTAACGCATTTGGATTATGCCGCAGCATTGCCACCGCGCACGAAGACTTGATTGGGGTTGAGATGCTCAAGCATGAAAGAAAACTTGGCATTGCGACGACTTCAAGAAAACGGGCTTTAGGTAACTACAAAACTGGTTCATATGACGGCTTCACGCCAGACCGCCGCGCTAGGATTGACCAGGAATGGTTGGAGCGGGCAAAGATATTGCGCGAATTTTTGAAGAACCACCCCGGCGCGACAATGGTTGAAATCATTGCTGGGCTAGGTGAGGATAAGCACACCGTGCAATCTTGGCTGCTGAAAATGCGGGCAAAACCAAAGTACGGCATCAAAGGCAAAAAACACCATAAAGCCAAAAGCCAATTTATCTATTGGCGGGCAGAAGACACTTTACCATTTGAAGGATAGCACTATGCAAGAGAAAATTATCATCACAGGCACGCTCGACACCGGCACGTCGTTTGGCGTCATTCCAGAAACAGGCGATAGCGTGTTTATTCCAGCGTCACTGGCGCGTCAGTTCGACATGCGCGTTTCTGACGAATACACGGCAACGCTGGCACCGAACGCGGCTGACCGCCGTGATGTAACGCCCTGGCGCGTCGTCAAGCTGGTTGGCGCACCTGTTGAGCCGGATGACGACTTGGACGACGATTGGGACGACCAAGATGTCCTTGATATTTTGTCGGACCACGACGGCAGCATGTCAGCCAACGACGTTGCGGTCGAGTTGTTTGGCAAGGCTGGTCGGCATGAGGTCCGCGACACAACAAGCGTGCTAAATGACTTGGCAAAAAAGGGCAAAATTACGCACGCCGTCATTCGGTTGGGACCGTTAACCGAGGTTCGATATTCTATTGACCCTAGCGCTTTTAGGTAATCGTGCGGGGCGCTGGCAGGCTTTGAAATGTTGGCGCATTTGGTAGACGCTGTGACCAATCACAACCAAGGTTGAAATTGAACGCCCCGCTCTGGCTGGGTATCAAACAGAAAAAGGAAAGACAATGAAAATTCTTACACGAAACCATGCAGAGCTTACGCTAAAAGTTGCCAGCCACATCGAAGCTGATGCCGTTATCCAAGGCGAATACTGGGACGGGCATAAGGGCTGTTTCATCGGTTGTTTGACGCACTCCAGTGACCCAAAGACAGCCCACGAGAGGTTTGGTTTGCCAGAGCCTTTGCTGCGCATCGCAGAAAGCATTTTCGAGCGCTTGCCTACTGATGACGCAAAGGGCTTTTTTGCTGAATTGCCCAAGGCTGTTGGTCGTGACGGTAAAGACCTGTCAAGGGTCCACTGGGCATTCTTGGCGTCAGAGTTGCGACTTCTACCTCACCAGGACTGCATTGATACGGTAATTGAAGGAGTGGAGTTGCTTTCAGCAGGGGATGAGTGGTCTACCAATGCCGCCGCCCGTGCCGCCGATGCCGCCCGTGCCGCCTATG